TAATTCCATTAATCCTCAAGGTCCCTATGACGTTTTTCATTCAATTAAGGAAAAGGTCAAATCCGCACTTTCTTACTCTATTCCTGAAAGGGAATATATCTATCATGATACAACAGACCCTATCGCCTACTGTGCTGACTACATTAATGGAAAGGTTGCTTTTGAACCTTCTTACACTAGAGAATTTCTTGAATCTATCGCTGTAGAAACTTGCCGCGACGAGGATTACGATATCATTGAAGCTTATTGTGCAGACCGTTTTATTTCTTCTGCTGACTTTGAATCCGACATCGTTGAGGCTTATCATCTTCTTCAAGGTGGTTACCTTACTCCCTTCTATGGTTCTTCTCGCGTAGTCAATAAACTCATTTCCTTTCTGGTCGCTCTTGATATTCTTACTAAGCGTTCTCATTCTTGTGAGAATCTCACCCTCACCCTTGACGTTGTTAGGGATTCCTATAATTCTATGGTCCACGGTGTTGCTCCTCCAGGAGGTTATTCTACTTTGGCTTTATCTGTCGGCGCTCTTTATTCTTCCTTAGTTACTGCAATCTCGACTTTCATTGATCCCGTTGGAACTCTTTTCGCTAATATTTCTACTGGAGGTTGGATTAGACATATTCAGACCATTATGGGAGCTTTGGCTACCTGTGGTGCTCATTTTACTTCTCAAGAAGTCTGCCAGATTCATAATCTAGTTAGTTCTGCAAGATTACCCATTTCTCCTTTAGTTTCTTCAATGGCCTTTATTTCTTATTACAAACTTTATTCCGATCGTTATCTTACTTATATCAAGAAATTTCATTCCCTTACTGACGACCAGTTTGATGATTTCCGCGATTACATGGATGAATGTGCTAATTCTTCCAAATCTCATGCCGATACTGTCGCTCTTCATCGAAATAATGATTTGCAATGGTTACATCGAATTGCCTACTCCCGCTATATTCCTGGTGTTGACAGCGATATGATTCCTTCAATCTCCCGTTATACTTATTGGACTGGACTTTGTGATAATTTTTGGTCTGCATTTTCTTGGGAGAAATATTTTTGTGCTTTCTCCTCCTCTGCCGCAAAACTATATTCTATGGTTGGTTGGCTTGTCGATGGTCTCAGTTCTTTCACTGTCCTTTTTGGTGTAATTGCTTCTATCTTTGGAATTAGTTATTTAGTTAAAAAGATCTTCCCTTCTGACGCTGATAGTGAAGGACCTGTTTCTGCAAGAAAATATCTTCAAACGTTTCAACCTGCATCTGTCTCTGAAGAGGATGTTGATCTTTCCTTACAGGATGTTCTTTTTGAATCTTCTCAACTTAAAAATAGGAAAACCCAAAGGGTTTCTTTGGAATCTGCAAATAGGAATATTAGAAGAAAAGATAG